TGGATCTCCTGTTTATCTGGATACAAATCATTTAGGATAATGGGTGAAAGTTTATGTTTACGCCCACAGAAATCTTTACAAAAACCATCTCTCCTCGACCTGATCGTTTCACAGCGACAAAAACATTTTTGGGCGATGAATTGACCACTAATGATGAACCACACGTGATTTGAACCATGCTCCCTTTTCAGGTTTTCACAGTATTTTGATGTAGTTGCGGCTAAATATGTATTTTTGAATTTAAATAGCTTCGTGATATAAGACCCACCCTGACCTTCCATGTTGTTCTGAACAAAACTCTCAAGTCTAGATTTAACAATATCATTCTGAATCTCATCCTTGATCTCATCACTCGTGAACGTCCCCTCACGAACAGCAGCCACGGATGGTGGTTCAATGAATGCGTTTTGGGGGGCATCTGTGCGAATCGCAGACATTTTCAGGATTTCGACGTCCGGGGTTGAATCAATTCGAATGATCGTACTCAAAGGTTCTGTAGTGTACCTAAACACTGGGAGATACGATAACTGATCTATTTTACCACCCTCACATGCATCACATCCCCGACCATCACATAAATCATGTTTCGCCTTTTTGTATGACCACGGCATCCTGAAACCACTCCCCTTGGTTTTCCTGTGTAAGTCACCATAAACGGCTGCATCGATGATCTCATTCCAGTCAATCGAACTCTTCGCCTTTGAGAGTGCGACGAGAATATGTTCCCTGAGAGCGACCGCTGAAGCCTGGTCAACGACGTACCCATACCAGTTCAGATGTACACCAGTTTTTATCAAAGATCCACATGATTTTGGTGGTGATACGGAAATGATACACTCTTTACCACCATGTCGTTTCACCTTATCACATATGATTTTACATATTGACTTAATCTCATCTACAGAGAGTGACGTCGTATCCTTGTAGTCTATATCCACGAAGAAATTGTACACTGGTGTCTTCTGTTCCACGACGAACAATTTTTCACCAGATACGATCGCTTCTATGTACTTTTCGTAAAAGTCGTTCAATTTATCAAATGGCACGGAAAGGACGCCACCGTCCATGAGCACATGTGATAGATTGGTCGCGCCATTGATTTTTTGGGATACGCACCAATTTTTAAACATATATATTTATTGATCATTTTCTCTAAACCAGTTCATACAGGAGATGTCTTGGAAAATCTTTTTTTCAGCCAATTCCTTTTTGATCACAAGGAGTTCACAAACCGTTGTTTCCTTGTGTTCTTCCATCCACTGTTCAATCTCCTCCTCACACAACCCCCTGTTCGTATCAAGGAGTTCCTTAATCTGCATCAACACATACGCCTTGGACTTCATTATTTAATAGAGAAGGTTTTTCTATTCAAAGAAGTCATACACGAATAGAATTCTGGATTCTTAATCACATTATCCACTATCAACTTCCATCGTTTCCGTGTGTTGAACTCCTCAAGAGTATCAAAACTCATGAAATCATTCTCATCAAATGTCCTTTTGTAGGGCTGATGTAAAGCCTTCTTCACATTTGTTTTCTGCTTCTCTTCGAAAAATTTCTTGGTGAACTCATACTGCTGTGGACGTGTATAGTTGACGAAGAATATGAAGACATTATATTCCAAATCTACAGTTGGGCTCTCTTTGTGTATAAACTTAAACTCTGTATACTCACCATTCTTCAAGGATATCACACCCCTCGTCTCTTCCTCTAATTCCCGTAGAGCACAACGAATCGGGTTGAATATTTCCCTCCTTCGACACCCTCCCGTGACAAATATCCACTCCTTGAACCGATAATCCCTAACCGTGAGAAATCTCGGTTTACCATCCGCAAAACTAACTGGTATAGCAATCGCTTTGTATTTTTTCATTGCGCATTCGCAAGTTATAATAAGCGGATATGTTTATTCCTTCTCTTCGACGACGGCAGCGGTGGGTGTTTCTTCTTCTTCAAAATCCTCCTCCTGGATAGAATTCAGCTTATCCATGACATCTTCCGAAAAATCCCTAATTTCGTAGAGTTCCTCCTTGGTCTTCTTAAGCTCACGGAGTAGGAAAATAACACCGACGACACACACGATCGTCGCGATCAGCATCACATTATCACGGTTAAGTGCAATCATATACTTTTGTAGGGCTTTTTCTTTTTAAGTATTCTACATCACGGCACCCATCTTGGTTTTACCTGGTGGAGGACACTGGTAGGCAGTCTGCCCAAATTGAACGGCTTCGTAATGCGTAGGCTGACAGGACTTCTCGGTAGAGGGTGTCGGTTGCCCGATAAACTTTTCGAGTGTCCTGGATTTAGGATCGTACGTCAATACAAAAGCGATGGCGAGAAAAAAAAGGATTGTGAGATACATCTTTAGTATTTAGTTAGAATATAATAGACCACCCATACCGTTCTCAATGCGGAGGACGTTGTAGTTCACACCATAGATATCATCCGTGTTAACTAGAGTGTCGTTAACGATACGAGCCGAATCGAGGCGCGAGAAGTTGAGCGAACCGGTGGGCTGAAGCTTACCAGTCTCGAGGCAGAAAGGGTATGTGAACAACTTAGCACCTGGGGCGGAGTTGCCGTGGGAGGTGTGGTAGTAGAGAGGAACCGTGGTGTAGTTAGGGTTCGCGAACTTGAAGTCGGAAACATCAGTACCGTTGATCTGGAGCTTGATCTTGTTCGTGTCGAGGCACATGTTCACGGCGGTCACGTTGGAGGCGGCGATGTACTTGATGGGGTGGTTGAAGTTGAGCTCCTGTGTCTTGGATCCGGAGGAGATAGCCTTCTGGACCTGGGTGATGAGCATGTTTTGGGGCTTGGAAGCGAACATCTCACGCTCTTGGGTATCGAGGTACGCATAGTTCGCGTAGACCTCCCACTTGTAGGTATCCGCGGCGGCACCCCAAGTGATGCGAAGCTCAACATCGTGGTACTGGAGGGAGATGAGGGGGAGGGCGGTCTGCCAGTTCTCACAGAAGGCGAAGCGGAGGGGGTAGAACCGCTCATTGGTCGAGCCACCGTAAAGGTCACCGGCGACGGACTTGGACGAAGAGGTCGCAGAGAGGGTGGGGGCGATGAGGGTGGAGTAGACCGAGTCCTGTTCGTCGATCACCTGACCACCGATGAGAAGCTCCACCTTGGAGATGGCGGTGGTCCAATCGGGGACGACGTTCGATTGGGTACCATCAGACTTGATGGGCATGAGATAGACATAGTTGAGCATGTCACCCTTGCGCTCGAAGCGGATGGTGGACATACCGTTGTTCGAGACGTTGCCCTGAATGACCTGACGCTCGACAGTTTGGGAGAAGTTCGTGTGACGCTTGTACGTCGACCTGAAAAAGCTGACTTCGGGCTGACCGACGAGGTGCACATCCTGAGCACCGACAGCGACAAGTTGGGCGATACCACCAGACATTTTATAATATAGTGAGAGTTTATTTTTAAGTATGGGAGGGAAAGTTGATTGGGACGGCAGACTTTAGAAACTCTGGTCAGTTTGTAAAGTTTGGTTTGAAGACGACCCGAGACCTTCGGTCTCGAATCGGATGATCACCCGCAATGGAGTTTGCCTCTATCTTTGCGGTGTTCGAGGTGTACTGGAGATCAATCACCGGAATTTTTAGGGTGGCGTTCTTAATTTCCAATGTCCCAGTTGGGGATAGATTGACATCCTTTCTACTATGGAGGGAGATTTAAAAGAATGACGTTATACATACATAATGACAGAGTGGATTGAAGATATCCTAAAACACTCTGAAACAGAACTCGAATTACTGGGTCTCGACCACACGAAACTAGGACCCCTCATACTCGGATTTACGAAGGATCTTCATGGAACGCTGGGGAATCAACCAATCGCTATGAAATCTATCCTGAGAACGATGATTAATCTCATAGACCATAAACCCATCGCTCCCATAACCGAAGCGGATTTTGTAGATGATAAGTGCACGAGATGTTCATACATTTACAAATCCGAAGATGGGCGGTACTATAACGACCGAGCGGTCGTGTTTAAGAAGAGTTACGATGACCCGAGTTCACAATACATGTATCAGGGTCAACAAAGATCGAAACGGGAGATTACTCTACCCTATGTTTTACGTGAGGAGATCATCCTCATCCCATGATTGGGTCTCCTCGTTCCACGTGTACGTTTTATCGTCCGAAGGGTATGGGATTGGGGGTTGCCAATGACATTGGTCATCGAGGGTCCATGAAGGGTAGGGTTGAGGTGCCGAGAAGTTATCTTTATCTGGGTGATACGTAAACCCGATCCCCGCAAAGTTTTTACTCTCTCTATTGTA